GGGCTGTTTGTTCGTCGGGGTGTTCATGCCAGTATGAGAGCCATTCGCCGGGATGTTGGGTGAGCCAGTCGCAGAAGCTCTTGTTCTTCCATGCGACTTTGCGCTGCTTGGTCTCGTACGTGTCGTTCTTGGTGAACGGCATTCGTGGACTGTAGTCGAAGTCGCTGTTAGAAGGCAGGTTCGCCATTGCCGCCTCCGAAGCCGCCGAAGTCCGCCGCCGCCTGAGTCTGGCTCCACACGTCGTTGCCTACGCCGGGAATGTTGGGCGCGGTCTGCTGCTGACCGTACTGCGGGGCCTGCGTCTGCTGCTGGTAGCCGTTGTTCTGCTGTTGCGTGGTGCGCGTGACCTGCGCCGTCGCATACCGTAGCGAGGGTCCGATCTCGTCCACCTGCATTTGGATGCTGGTACGCTTGTTGCCCTGCTGGTCGGTGTACTCGTTCTGTTCGAGTCGGCCCTGTGCGATGACCCTCATGCCCTTGTGGAGGGTTTGGGCCACATGGTCGGCCATGTCACGCCATGCGGAACAGCGGATGAACAGGGCCTGACCGTCTTCGAACTGGTTCGTCTGACGGTTGAACGTGCGCGGCGTGGACGCGATGGTGAAGCCGACGACGTGGATTCCGGTGTTGGTGGTGTGGACTTCCGGTTCGGCGGTGAGGTTGCCGATGATCGTGATGGTGGTTTCTCCGGCCATTAGAGAGTCTCCTTGATGGTGTTTTTGGAATGTTTGGTCTTGTGTCGCAGCATGGCTTCCCTGTTGCATAGGAGCCTGTGGCTGTTTGCCCGTGCGCAGTTGGTGCCGCCGCACCTGTCGCATTGTCCGCAGCGTGAGCCGAGACAGTTGGCGCAGGTGCAGCCTTGGATTCTTGTCCACGTCATGTCAGAAGTTGCGTAGTGCCTCGTCGCTTACGAGATCATGGTCGCAGCGTTCGAGCGGCGTGTCCTCTCGGACATTGTTTTCCGACACCCACGCCGACGTGTAGTTGCAGACATGCGTATTTTCGGCGTATTGCTCAAGTGGGGTGAGGGATGCCGCTACGAGCTTCCATACTCCCCCGCTGTCGAGGTAGTAGAGGCGGGTCTTGTCGGCGGAACGGTAGTATCCCGGTTCGTCTGGCAGAATATAGTCGTGGAATGGGAAACGTCCCGATTCGACCGATTCGCGGGCGAACCTTCTGATACGGTACACACGGCTGGGGCTCGGGAAGGACTTGTCCTTTTCCCTGACCAGTGAGAAGTAGTCGCCGTCGAACAGCCAAATGCTATCGTCCTGCGCCATGTATAGGCCCGGCTTGTGGGGCAGCTGCTCCATGGCGGCATCGATCATGGTGTCGTCGAAGTCGTCCGACGGTTTGCGTTCCTTCAGGAGCTTCATGAACTCGTCGGAGGAGAGTTCCATGCCTTTCTCCTTCTCCCGTTCCATCTGCTGTTGGAACTCGTCGCAGGTCAATGGCATGCCAGTCTCTTCGTCGGGGATGTCACGATAGAACTTGGCTTCGGTGACAAGCACGAGGGTGTCGCCGGTCTTGTCGCGTACAACGAAGGGAAAGTAATTGCCCTCATTGTTCCTGCCCACGAAGACGCGGTGGAAGCTGTTCATGAGTTCACAAATGTGCCATCCCTCGTACATGTCGAGCCGGTCGGCGCATTCCTTGAGGATGTCTTCATGATGTTTGGTGATATCGATGAGTTTCAGATTGTGGATGCCTTCACCGAATGTATCGGGGTTCGGGGTGTTCTGGGAGTCGAAGACGACACGATCACCATCCTCCACTTGGGTTGCGTCGATGACCACGTATTTTCTGTTCTCAGGCTTGCTCATTGCTGTTCTCCTTCTTGCCTTCCGGCTTGCTGTTGGCTCATGTACTTGTGGTATTCGTCGATGAACGTTTGGGCTTGGATTGCGGTGAGCGTCGTGGATGTCACCGTCGAATCGTGCAGGACGTTGCCGATGAACCGGTCCGCATCATCAGGTTTGACCCCGTTGGCCCGTAGGATGTCGGTGACTTCCTTCAACTGGGCGGGGCTTGCCATGCCAACCTTCGGAGCCTGCGACTGTTCGGGCATGCCTTGCCTCACGGGTTTCGCATACTGTCTACGAGGACGTTCATGGACTGGTTCGTCAACTATTTCCGCTTCGATGGTTTCCATGCCCGCATTGTCGGCCTGCTGCATCTCATCCGTCGTGTACAGTCCGGAAAGGTCCTGTGGGAATGCCTTGCGGAGTGCGAGTGCTTCAGCGCATTTGGCGATCATGGTTACCGGCTTCGTCTGCCACATGTTGTTCGGCACCTGCTGTCCGGTCGCCTTGTCGTAGCGAGTTCCCACATATTCCTTGTAGAGTGCGACGCCCGTGAACGTTCCTTCCCCTCGACGGATGGTCACCTTCGCGGCTGCCGGAGGTGTCGGCGCGGTCCACACGTCACGCCATACGCCGTCCTCCCCGCACCAGAGGGTTTCAGGTTCGCTGAACGTTTCATGCAGTCGGTCGGCGGCCCGGCGTGCGATGAGCCTGAACCCGTCGATGCCTACTTGGATGGTCTGTTTGACGGTCCAAGCGCCGTTCTCCTTGCTTTTGCGTCCGATCATGTAAATCTGCTTCGAGAACGGGTCGAGGCCGGTGCGCTGGCATTGGTGGAGGAATACGGCCAAGTCGGCGTTGGATGCGCCCTGCACACCCAACTGCTGCAATGCGGCCATTTGCGCGTTGCTCCAACCGTCCTGTTCGTCGGTGATGGTGAGACTGTTGCCCATTACTGTTCCTCCGGGCTTGCGGATAGCATTCCGAATACTTGCCGTGTGATTTCCGTGGTGAACATTTTGTCTACGAATCCGCGTTGGAGACGCACTGTGACGGTCTGCGCCCTGCCGTTCTTCCATACGACTCCGGGCGGGAGTTCCCCACCATGGTCCTCAACCATGTCACGGAGATAGGCTTGTGATTTCGCTTCCTCGCGGGGCATCCACACGTCTTCGGCTGCGCTTTTGCCTCCGGGGATGAGGTATTCGTTATCGTGAAGGCATGCGCCGTATGCGCGTTCGTCCACGACTTCATAGTGGCCTTCGGTGCCTTTGCTGACGCTGATCTCCCCGGCATCCATTCCGGCGAAGGACACATTTTCGCTACTGCCGCCGTCGTGATCGTGTATGAACGCCTCTTTTGCTGCTTTCAAGGCGTTCCCGCTACGTTTGTTGAACGCGGTCAGTGCGATGACGCTGGCCCGTAGTTCGTCCGGACGCTTGTTACTGAAATCGAATTCTTCACTCATGGTCGATCTCCTTCATGAAAACAATCCAATGTGTTCCGGTGCGATTCGGCTGCTTGTTGCCGAAAAGCGGCTTGTACGTGGCGAGCTTGAGAATCTGCGAGACTGGTATCTGTGTCTCATTCCATTTGAAAATCAACACGCCATGCTCTTTCAGGACACGGAAACATTCGGCGAACATGGTCTTAAGGTCGGTTTGCCATGTCTCTTGGTCGAGGCATCCGTATTTCCGTGCCATGTAGCTCGTCTCTCCCGCATTGCGCAGGTGCGGTGGGTCGAGCACGACCATGCGGAACGTCTCGTCGGGGAATAGCAGATCGCGATAGTCCATCAGCATGTCCGGCTTGACATCGAACCTGCGTCCGTCACATAGTTCCCAACTTTCGTCGCGCACGTCACCGAAAAGCACACGATCATCCGCCTTGTCGAACCAGAACATGCGTCCGCCGCAGGCAGGGTCAAGAACTGGCTGATATGCGCTCATTTGTCAATGACTCCTTCCTTGAGTGCCTTGAGCAGACTGGCCATACCGCGCCTGATGTTGAGCAGGTCGTTGAGCAGATTGTGGTCGGCGAAGAGGAAGTCCGGATTGTCCTTGATGGCTTCGTACATGGTGTGTCTGATGCGGATGGTTTCGGTTGCGAAGTCGTCGATGATCTGGACGTACCGTTCGATTTGGCGGATTGGATTCACGTAGTCTTCGCCTGTGGTTTTCATATGGCCCGGCTTACGTGAGGGAGGCAGCTTGCCTTTCTTGCGGAGTTTTTCCAGATGGCGGGCGAGGGTGTCGTTGCTGATGTGCAATGCCGCCTTGGCTTCGCGGGTCGTCGGCTGACGGTCATGCTCGTCCATGAAGCCCAGCCAGTAGT